GAATAGTTCGTATTATCCATATTGGTATTGTTGGCTATTAGGTCTTTTAGTTTCTGTGCGCTAAACGTTGCTTCTTGAACATTACCCTCAAGCAACAAATTAGCTATATCATTTTGCAGAGTAGCCTTTTCGCCGCTTTGTTGTAAATTGATGGTATTAAGCCTATTTTCACCGCCTACCATGGCCGCTAGAGAATTCTGTCTGCCTATACCGCCCCTGTCTCCTTGATTGGCTGCCTGCTCATTTAATGAAGCAACTTGACCGTATTTGGCAACTTCGGAGGCGTTTTTGTCAGGCTGATATTTTTCGCCTAGTCCACCAATAGTCATATTCTTATCGTTCACGCCTTGCTGAATTTGTGCTTTTAGTGCTGCGGTAAGGTCGCTGTATTGCGTGTTAATTAATCCGCTATTGTCAACCGCTTGAGGTGCTTGATAAGGTACTTGTGGCTTGTACCCCAAAGAATCCATATAGCTTTGTGTGGACTGTACACCACTATATTTAGTAGGGTCACTTGCCATTTTAGCGTCTCTGCCTGCTGAAAGGGTGTCTATGTAAGAAGCACTCTTTTTTTGTGTAATCGCATCCCTTAATAAAGCTGCATAATCTGTTGCCATTTTTCTCCTTTCAAGATTTCAAGTCTCTTTTTTGATTAAACTATTGGCACAATTAAATTCTGGTACTCGTCTACTGTCAACATTGCATCAACATCTTCTTTTAGTGGTGTGTATCTTGAAATCTTGAAAACTGCTAAGTAATCCAATTTTCCTTTTTCGATTCTATCTGTTAAATACAAAGCCATATCATCCACCTCCCTTCACTCCTCTCTAAAAGTTCATAACAATATAATCAATTGCGCCCGCGCTTGTATCAATCTGTTCTTGCAATAATTCAATTTCTGTCTTTGGAATATCCTCTAAAATAGCCACATTTGGTGTAACTGTTACATCTACACCAATTCCATTGGTAAGTTTAATTCGTTTGCCTTGCGGTATTTCTACCCATATAAAAGGTATCCCTACGGGTTCACGAATTGAACCTTGTCCCTGAATTATTATGTATCCTAAACTATCATAAATTATTATTGTATTCATTTATAAGACCTCCATTCTTTACTCAAAATATTCATAGGTATATGTTTTAGTTGCATATGTTCCATTAGCTACTGGAAGATTAAAAGTTATAGCTGTTGTGTAATTCAAAATGGGCCAATAAACCCCGTCATCGGTATTATATATATTCGTTGAGCTTTTCGAAAGACTAAAATAAAATTCTCTGTCAACGATTTTAATAATTGCATATCTAATATTAAAAGTAACAGTTGCTCCAACTAATACTGAACCACTTGTAGTTGTTCCACTTCCATTAAAATATTTTTTACCACCTAAACTTGATATAGTTGCGGTTCCTACTACATTAAATATGTTCACCCCACTTAATATATTACTTGCAATTAAGTCCGTGTCACCATACACAACACCGCTACCACTATGTTTACCATCTGTAATAGCTTGATTTGTGGTGCTAGGTGTAATATTTACCGTTCCCCTGTCAATCATAGAACCCGATAACCCAACATCAGTGTCGTTGCTAAACTTTTTACTCGCTAGTACATCGCCAGCAACGGCATCGCCCTCTGCACTAGCTTTGATAAAAAAACAGTTGCCTACTAAGTTATACCAAACCGTTACTGCTTTGCCTGCGGTTAAGTTTGGGGCAATAGTGGTGTTTGGCTTGTAAAGTGGCTTTCCGTTTATAGTTGTTGCACTACCACTATTATTAGCACTAACAACAAATGTTTTAGCATAACCATCTGTTAAAGTTGAGATAGCTAATGTTATTGCTGTTCCTGTTCCTGTTGCTAATTGATACGTGCTATCAGTCAAATGTCCAGTAACCGTTGCGGCTAATCCTGCGTCACTTGAAGTTATAGCGGCGCCGTTTAGCGTTCCTGTGAAGTTTCCTGTTGAATCTAACTTTCTGTTAGTTGTTATGTCTGTTTTAGTCGTAAACGTGTTGTTTATCCACGCTATTAAAGTTGTGTTGATGAAAGTCTGTATTTGTGTGAATATCCTTGTAAACATCGGTCTTACTTCTATATCAGTTGGATTATCTTTAAATATTGTTGTGTTTTCCCATTGTTCTGGGGGGTCGTAAATTAAATTTGGGTCTGGCATAATAGCCTCCTTCTATCTTTTTTTCTTCTTTATTAAATAAGACATTACTATATTTGAAATATTCATGTCACGTCCTGCTAAATCGTTAGCAAACTCAACACCAAATAAACTTATATTTTTCTCATTCGGTCTAAGAGGGAATGTTGTCTTTTTACCCATCACTCTTAGCGTGAAGTTTTTTAATGAAAAGTTCTTCAAACTAAATGAGCCTACTGAAATTCCTTCATCTTCTGCTATTCCGTTGGGGTCGTCCGAAGTAAAATAAGTTACGTTAAAAGCTGTCTTTGTGTCACCTCGAACGTCAACCCACACATCAATTACATCAAACTCGAAAATACTTCCCCCGAAGTCCCTCTCGGGCACTTTGTAAACTGAGTTAATGCCCATTCCGAAGTCGTAAAACTGCGAACTATCGTAAGTTGTGTGGAATTTTACTATTTTGGCACTTGCTCTATCAATGTAATATAAATCTTGTCCTTCCGTAATCCATGAATAAGCGTTGATGTTGTCAAAGTACCACCAACTGAGTAGCTCCGCGCTCTTGTCAGGGTTTCCAGTATCAACATAAGGTGAAATTGTATAGTCCCATAAGTAAACTTTATCGTTGATACACAACCAATACTTGCCATCAAAATTCACTGATGAAGCAAGTTTCAAGTTGGTCTCCTTTAGTAATTGAGGATTAACATTCCTGCTTATCGGGAATACATTTCTTTGGCTTTCCACCGCCGTCCCTACAAGCACATAAACACCCATTGAATTAAGCCATGTTAAGTTATTGTTTACGTTTTGTATCGTTTCGGGGCAGTCACAACCTATTTGAGAGTTAACAGGGAATGAATTAAACACTCCTATTGTTCCGTCAAAGTAATAACTTTCGCCATAGATTTCCTTTTCCTTGAATATGCAAAGAATATCGTATTGCTTGCCGAATCCTGTGATATTCTCGTCTGAATTGCCTATTATGTTGTAATTGTTGTATGCCCAATAAGTCGCGTCTACTCCCACACTTGAAATACCTGTCCAATAATAGTAGCCTGTGCCATTACCGCCGATGAACACACGATTGTCATTTTGCCCGCCAAATGGAATAGCATATAAACAGTCTAGTATAGAGTTTAAAGCGGCTGTATCGGTCTTGTACGCTTTAACACGGATATTGTTTTGCCCTATTGGCTGAATAGCCGTCCATGTTACTACTCCTGTTGTCCTGTTTACTGTAAAGTCTACTCCTTCAATCTTGTCCCACGTTACACCGCTGTCATAACTTGCGACTGCCACGGCTGCGTCTAAATTTGTGTCTGTCAAGGTATAAGGTACATTTGTACCAGTACCGTTGAAGGCATTGATAAACCCTGCTCCTATACGGTTGTATTGCTCGTTTATTGTGCCACCACCTGTAGGGGTACGGTTGATTATAGTTAGGGGTATGTACGGTATTACTGCGGTTGCGGTTACTCCATTGTAAACATACATTCCACCATGATGAATATAATATAGATTGCTGTTAAATTTAAAAAAGTTCCCTTTGTCCGTGGTTAACCCTGTTAGGATTACTTTGTATTTGTAAGCATTAGCGGTCATTGTTGCTGTAGCTGTTATTGTAGCACTGGCTAAAGCTATTGTTACTATTTTTACAATTGTGTCTGCTGTCAATTCTGAATTTCCGCTTAAATTAGCACTAGCTTGTATTATTGTTATCAACTTTGTTTCTGCTGTCAACGTTGCTGACGATGAAATATTTGCCGATGATTCGATAAGGGTTGTAGTTACATACCATTCTAAGCCAACAGGGGTGATATTAGCGTCACACCATGCTTGTGTGGGTTCGTTACCTGTTCCATATCTTGCTGTAAGGTCAAGTACAAAGACTTGTTGTACTTGCATTACTTTCCCATTTGCGGTGGCGGCATCAATATAACGATTTATGATTCTAATATCAAGTTGTAAGCCATTATTAGCTGCATCTGCTATCCAAATGCCACTTAAGGTATATTGCTGATTTTGTACTGGGTTTGATAAGTTATTTACAGGAGCACCATTTGTCCCTATAGTCAATTGTATGCTTGTACAATTTGGGTTAGTAACCATTATGTTGGCTTTAAAATAATACTTATGATTTTGAATAAAAAGTTTAGATATATCTCTGTAATAAGTATAAGAAGTTGAATTAGCACCGTTCCCAGTTACTGACAATATATTTCCTGCTACAGATAAAGTTGATGCCGCTGGGAGCCACCCTGTCGTACCACTGACAAAAAATCCATTAGTAACTAAATTATTTATTAATTGTGACATTTATATCACCTCTAATCTAAAGTAACGGATATTTGCCCTGCTTTAAAGACAAGTTGATTATCGGTTATCAATGCTCTTGTCGTTATAAGCGGTCCGTAAAATAAAAGATTCCCTACTGTTAGGGCATCTCGTACCCCGATATGTGTTATTGTTGCAGAACCCGAGGTTACAACAGGGTAGGTTATATCTGCGGAGTTTGTTGTTACGCCATTAGTGGGTGCTACGTATGCGGATGGTTGCCTTGCGTATGCTCCTAAGACTGATTCCGTACCTACATCTGCGTCAGTAGGGTCTGTTGTATATAGTGCTAGATATACTACTGCGGGCGGTGTATATGGAATATTTCTTAAAACTGCGTTTATTAAAGCATTTTCTAGGTAATTTGACATGTTATTAGCCATTATTTTCTCCTTCTATTTCCAGTAATTTATCGCCATAGTGTACGATAATTTTATCTTTAAACAAAAACTTATATGAACTTATGATGGGTTGGCTTCCGATGTAGTTTAATAGGTCTTGTCCAATTCTCTTGCTGAGTTCTCCATTTAAATACCATACGTTTAGAGCCTTACTTGTTTTATTAGCTGATATTTTCCATTCCTTATTTACATAGTCCACGCCTCCATCTAGCGTATTATTTGGGGTAAATTTGATTTGTGGTGACCTTGGGGCTGCTATGCTTTTGGGGGCTATGTACAACTTAACCACCTCCTTAAAATTAGACATAAAAACACTTACCGTTAGGTAAATGTTAATTGTTGTGTTTTATTACTATAGTTTAAATATTTAAGTATTTTAGTTTCTCTTTTTTTATTATAAAATTCGTATTTAGGATACCATTCAAAAAAATCTTTACTATTTTTACTGCAATTACAACTTTTACATGCAGGTATAATATTGTTGTGAGTATATTCTCCTTTACTAATAAGTGCTATAAAATGTTCTTGTTCTAATTTTGATTCTTTACCACAATATGCACATTTGTTATCAAAGTGCTGTTTTGTAGATCCCCATTGTTCTACCGTTAAAGTACTTTCTAGCAGTGATTCTCTTGCTTTTCTATTATGGCTATACATTCTAAATTGTTCTTTATTTTCCGAGGCGTACTGTTTTAAGTATTTATCTATTTTATTTTTGTTTAAATCGTGATTAATTTTAACAGTCTTGGCTATCCTATCCTTATTTTTTGTGTTATATATTTTATTTTTTTCTTTTATTATTTCTTTATGTTCTTCGCGATATTGTTTTGAGTTTTTCACAATATGTTCTTTGTTATCTGAATAGTATTGTTTATGGTGCATTGACCGTTCGATTTTATGTGTTTCATTGTATACTATTATATATGCTTTTCTTCGTTCTGCGTATATTTTAGCGTACTCAGTTCGTCGCTTTCTAGAACAACTTTTACATATACCATCCAAACCATCTAACACTTTTAATTCTGCAAAAAAATATTCTAATGTTCTCGGGAATTCTTGCTTACATTCTTTACATACTTTAGTTTGTTCCATAAAAATTATACCTCCGTAGTATATCCGAAATATTATAGTGAGAAAGCAGTTCGGAAAACTGCCTTGTTGCCCTGCAGAGGCTATCTCACCCCTATATTATAGCATACTATACACAGTTTGCACAACTGTTTCTGAGACGGTTGCCGATTGCGTGACATTCTGTACCTTCTCGATATACAATGACCTTAGCCAACTTGAAAGACTTGGATTGTCTGCCGCTGTTGCCATGATTCCTGCTTGCAAAACTACTAAATCTATTGCTTTATCCTCTACACTCATTAAAACGCTGTCGAGGTCTGTCGGCAGAATGGTTGTAGGGTATGCAAAGTAGTATATGTTATAACTGCCTTTATCATAGTAGCCTAATAAAATCTTTTTGCGTATATCCCATTTATAGCCCAAATATGCTTGATAACAGCGTGGGTCTGATTGTAACATTGTAATATCGAAACTCATAAAGTCTGACGGCATATCATAGATCAACATAGACTTATAATCTGGCACGTCTGTATCCAAAGGAAACGCATAGCCGTATAAAGCAGTGTTTCGGATATTGTAAGGATATAAACCCGTGAAGGTTATTGTTACTATATCAGTTGAGGTTGCGCCTATATTGCCCTTATACGCTGTGAACTGTCTCTTTAGGGTATTAGTCAAGGTTGATGTTGTTACACCGTTTATGGCGATTGTGACCGTTCCTACGTTGTCCAGCTCTAAGTAATACGACTTTGTGCCTGTGGCGGTTAAAATTTTAGGCGTACCCGGGAGGTATTGAACTGCTTCGAACCCTTGAAGTAGTCCCAACTGATTAGGCACGGGGTATTGTGTCACTGTGAATACTGCGGGTATTTTGATTAGTGAAGCTACGTACACCTGAGCCTCATTGAGGAAAAAGGAGAATTTGCTCCTATAGTCTGCATTTTTGGTTATGGGAAGTGCTACGCCTTTTTTACTGTATTCATCAATGTAAGATAAATAAAGGGCTAAACAATCGCCCTTAGTTTTCATAATATCACCTCTTTTTTATGTTTTTACTACTACTGTTATGGGAAATTCGGTAATGAGATAGCAATTCCCCTTGATTTTCACAAGTAAAGTCACATTTCTTACAGTGTTTCTCATCATATTTAAAGTGTTGTTTAAGTTTCTCGATTAGTTTTTCATCAACTGTTTCATATTCGCCTTTTTCGTTAAAGGTAAATAACGGTATATTTTTAATTACTCCATTTATTTTTCTTCTATTTACTACTAATTCGTTTGGATTTCCGTAAAATTTCATAATGCTCCTTAAAAAGAAAAGGGACTAATTAAAGTCCCCCATCTATTAGCCTAATAGTAAACAAGTTACATTTGCTTTTGCTGATGCGCTCAAAGCTACTGCGTTTGCATTTGTAAGCATAACTATAATTGTTCCTGCTGCGGTTTTGTACTTCGCACTGTCAATTGTCCATGCGTAAGTTTTTCCTGTTACGATGGTTTGCGTTGCGGAATCTCCAACCGAAGCCCACATCCCACCATTCTTAATATAAGCTGTGATTGTTGCGCCTGTGCCGTTGTTAACTAAAATAACTATCTTTTGATCGTTGGCGGGTGTTGTAATTGTGAAAAAGTCGTTATCCGCTGTATTGATTCCAGCGTTTGTTGCTGCTGTCATTTGTGACACAGATACATCTATGGGTGTACCTCTTACTACCGATATATTAGTTACTACTATTCCTGCTCCTGCTGCCATGGTTTATCATCCTCTCAATTTTAAATTAGAGGGGAATTTCACCCCTCGTTATTGGTTATATTAATGTTTCTGCTCCGAACGTTAATGCGCCCGAAACAAGTTCTAAAGGTTTAACTATCTTTTTACCGTAAGTGTGAAGACCTCGAACAGCTGTGTCAAATGTTTCAATAAGTCTCAAATCCTCGGTTTCGGTAATTTGGTCTGCAAATGCTATGGCGTTCTTACTTCCTGCCATTATCTGTGAAATTGGAACCGCTACTGTTCCGGTGTTAACAACTTGGTTGGTAACATACATGTCAAATCCCAACTCGTCAGTCCAAAGTATACTTCCGGTTTCGTTGATACCGTTTTTAATTTGGAATTTTACTCCTGCTAGTTTTAACTTTAATTGTAGCCAAGGTGGTATTACCGTCCACATTTCGGATTCCGGAACGTTTGATTCTTGTAATAACTGTTGAAAACTTCCTATTACAGAAAGAACATTGGCAGTCGTGATTGTTGCTGCTGTTACTATCTTTCCTGCGCCTGTGTATAATCCCATGATTGATGTATCACACGCCTTTTTAAGCCCATATGCTGCCCTTTGTGCTTGTGAACCTTTAAGGTCAAGTTCTGCTTGAACCTTTTCAATATCTCCAACTTTAAAAGCGAACATATCAGCCGTATCTACTAACAGCGTAATCCTACTGTCCTGTAGGTTCTCATATGATATTGTTGCACCTGTGTATGGAGATATTGTAGGGTCTGCTAGTCCATCAAAGTAAACTGCATCACCTTTGGTTTTTATAGTTCCTGTATAGGTAGTGTTGCAAATCTTTCTTGCTATGAGGTTGTCCTCTAAAGTTCTCATTATTGTTGCTGCCCAAATTTTAGGTACGAAATTAGCTGTACTCATTTATTATCATCCTCTTTTCATATTTTTTATTGATGCCATTACAGCACCGTAGTTTTTGTTTATGTCTGACTGTGACATTGCGTTTATCTGATCCATCGTGTAAGTCACTGACGATTCTCCGCCACTTAGCGAGCCGGGGGAACTTGCTCCATTAGCCGCTATTTTCTTGATCGTGTCCTGCTGCGCTGCCTGTGCCTGTTTTGTCATGATGTCTTTTTTATTAGCTAACCAAAAAGAATCAGCCAAACTGTGACCTTTTGTCACATATTCGGTTACTTTAGCCACATTTGGTATCTTGTTGATTTCCTCACTTGACAAATCTTTTAATTGAATATCAACGCCATTCTCTTTTAGCTCGCTGTTTAAGTTTTCAAGTTCTTTGCTTAAGTTCTTTTCTTGGCGCATGTTACTTAATTCTTGGAAATCGGGGTCACTCTTCTTCCATTGTTCAAACATTGGTTTCATCTTGTCAGGATTAACCCCTGTTTCTTCTTGAAATTTTGCGTTTTCCTCGGTTTCCTTTTGTGTTTTAATTGCGTTTTGATACTCTGCGTATGTATTAATGTTATGAGAATCACCATACATTTCTTTAATCATTTTGTCTTTTGTTTCTGATTCGGTTTTTCTTCTCACATCAGCATACTTGGCATTGTCTTCTTGCGATTGTACTGGTTTCACATCGGCGACTTGTGAATCTTTAACGCCTGTATCCTGTACATCTATTTGAGGCTCTACGATTGCCTCTTGTCCCTCGCTAGGGTTTAAATTTTCATCCATTTTTATATCTTCCTCTCGTTTTTACGCTACTTAAGCGATATTTTTCTACATAAGAAAAGCACCCTGTTAAGAGTGCTTATAATAAGTTAGATTATTCTGCTATTTCATAAGTTTTCCAAAAAATGTCCTCTTTGCAAGGATAAAATTCACCGTTCACACCTTTAATAATCCAATCTCCATCGCTTGCGGTTATAATACCTTCAAGTGTTTCAATAGCTAGTTTTTCATTATCGGTTATCTTTGCAATAGGGTGTAATTCTTCAAACCCTTTTGGAAAACAAGGTTTATTTATCCATTGGAAAGCTTCTATCACTACTGGTTTCTTTCTATATTTCATGTTGTCACCCCTTAAATGATTCTTGTATATTTTCACTGCGACTTTGCTCGATCATTTTATTTTTACACTTCTCATTCATGCAACCCCATATATGCACCATAGTGATATCTGTTGTACCTTCTGTTGTCTTATTGCCACCACTGAGAACACGGAGAGGATTACCACATACTGAACAATTCATTAAAACACCTCCTGATTATAATGACACTTTCCATTATAGTATACTCCACATGAACTCTGTAAACAGTTCATGAGCGTGTATTCTTCAACCACTACTTCTTCGCAACCTTGTATAATTCCAGTATCTTCATTTATTAAGTCATTCTTGTATTGTTTAACATATTTTGTTGACTTACGGTTGTACGGACATTGCACCTTGACCACCTCCTTGCATACTTTGTATTAAAAAAGCACCCTATTATGAGTGCTTAAAGTTTATTACTTATTTATTTAGTTTCATAATCTCTCCAAGGGTTACGGCACACTCCCTGAATTCTTTCTTTTCTTCGTTAGTCAATTTCATTCCCTCCACCTCATTACTCAGCCATTCATCAAACTTCACATATTGTCTTTCTGATATAAACAAACAATTTTCTGCCGCATTTAATTTTTTCCATTGTCGTAGCTTGTCTGTAATCCATACGATGTAATCATGTTCTTTCACGTCCTCGTCTGATTTAATGTTGTGTGCTTGCTTGTATAACTCCCGTCTTAAATTCATTGCTTCCCCTTCAATACTCTCTTATTCCGTTGTTCTACTGACTTGCGGACATATTCTGATAAATTTTCCTGCTCAATTTCTGCTGCCTTGATGGTTTCAGCTTTTAGCTTTTGTGATACTCGAACATCGGGAAGCTTTTCACCTTTGGTTATTGGAGACATTAGCGCACTTCCTTTAACTCAAAGACAATACCTTGGCACCACTTATTGCCTTCTTCATCTAAAATATCAAAGGTTTCATGTGGTACGCCAATTTCGTATGTCCAGAAATAACCTTCTTCACCTTCACATTCTATTGATAATTCTTTACATTTTTCCTTTGCGGCTTTGGAATATTTACATTCTTCTTCACATTCTTCAAAGATACCATTTTCGTCTAAATAAACTTCTCCACCATTAAAACACCCTGCTTCATCATCAATAGCACCCCTAAATTCAACATTATCATCAGAATAACCAAATACAATAACATAACCTAGCTCTTTGGCTTGAAGTTCTTCGAGTTTTGTAGTTTCTACCCCTTCATTTCTTCCATCTAGCGTTTTTGCAAATTCCTTTAAATTCATATAATTACCTCCTTAATAAGATAATTATATTATATATCATTTGTCTAGCATATGCAATACTTATTTTATAATGTTTGTGGTTGTTGTATAGAATTAACCACTTGATTAATCATTTGCGGATTCTGTTGCAAAACCGCCTGCTCCTGAGGATTAAGTTGCCCCATAATATTCCCTGCGTGTTGTTGCATTTGTGCGGCTTGTGCTTGCTGTTCTTGCATAAGTTTTTCTTCTTTCTCAAAGTCTTGTTTAAGTTCCTGCGGCACAATGTTTTTAGGCGAATACTTTACAAATTGATATTTGGTTATGTCTTTTTTGTCATACATATTCTGAACAACCGTTAATTGTAAAGCTTCCGAATATTCGTTTGCGGGTCCAACATCAATGACTAAATCAAAGTTTATTTTAGCGGAATCACTTCCTGTAAATTTTTTGGTTATATCTTCTCCCTCTAAATTTTTGCCTTGAATTGGTCTTGGCATATTGTAATTGGATTTATAAAACTGCTCGTAAATTCTGCCTATGCACTTTACCATTCTATAAACTTTATTTTTATCAGAAGCATAAGGCTTTTGCGCTTGGCTTTGTAATGCCATTATTGCCGCTGCTGCCATGTTAGCACCTAATGCTTCACCGCTGTTTATCTCTGTAGTGCTTGTAGTCTGCCTGCTTAACTCTATAAGCTTTTCAGCTAGTAAAGGTGGCATATTACTAAAATTAGGTGGTTGCATATACTTGATACCATCTGCACCTTGCATCATGCTATGGTCTGTTATAATCTCTCCTGGTGTATTTGTAATAGGTTGTAGCAATGCTCCCACTTTAACCAATACCTTTGCCCATGCATTACCTTGAACGCTGTTTAAAATCATGCTGTATACCCAATTGATAGCTTTGTTAATTGGGATAACATCTTGTATTGAAGATCTTCCGAAAGTGCAATCCTTTATTTCGTCTAAAACTAAAATAACTATCGGATATAATGTAGCAGGTTCAACTTCCATACCTTCTATTGATGGTGCAAGTGCAATAGACTTCTGTATTGTTGCTGTCTCTGTTACCTCTACCCACCACATTTGTTTATTCTTTCGATAATATTTGATATAACTTGTTGCTACATTTGAGTTCTCAGTAACTTCATTCTCTAATTCTGTACCTTTTTTAGGTTCGTCTGGCTGTATTGTTTCCCATCCTGTTCCTGTTTTCTTTGCACGTTCTTTCAATGTATCAGCATCACTTGCTTTTCTTATCGTAATAAATGACTGGTCCTGGACTTGATAAGCACTTAGTCTGGGGTTACCAAAACATATATCTTTAAGGTTTATTGATTCACCTTTTAATGTGCCTATATAAGCTGTGAATTGTCCTCCACTGTATTCATTGTCAAGTAAATAGTGCAGTATTCCTGTTCCCTCTACAATTGTATTATTAACTAATGATTCAATTAAACCATCCTGGTCAATGTCTGACCATGTTTGTGCTGCTGCATCGGTATAATCCTCTGCTGCTTTCATTAAGGGTTCTGAATTACCATCTTCGGGTAACTCTCCCGGAGAATAAACCATTTTAAGATTCTGTGAAAGTATATTAGACTTCTTGTTTCTTGTGATAAAATTTATTTGATTAGTGGTAACTCTCGGCATTCGTGTTTCTTTAGACACTGGTACGTTTTCCCAATGTCTGCCCTCATTGAAGTCTACACACTCTTTCCATGTAGCAAAAAAACCTTTGCTAGTTTTGTAGGTCTTGTCAAGATTAAACTCTTTTACTATACTTGCCGGATCTATTTTAATTGCCATTTAAACACCTCCTATAAAAACGGATTGATAGAATCTAACTGCTCTGATGTGAATTTATTAACTTTCTCAACTGCTTTCTGCTGTGCTGTTGTCTGCACTACCTCTACTATTGGAGCAATAGGACTGTGTAGCTCTGGTTCCTGCTTATTCGCTATTTGTATATTCCAGCGTAATCCAATCTGCATTGATTTTAGGGCAACAAAAAAGCCTGTTACAAATGCTAGTAACAAGCCGATTATTAATACTATATTCATTTATTCCACCTCTTTGAAACAATATTGATATTCTTCTTTACTCTTTAATGTCATTTTTATTCCGAATACTTCATCTATACATTCAATAGTTCCATCTACGGTTAATTTGTCAACCAACCATTTGGGATATATTAAAGACTTTGGTTGAGATTTACTATTGCTTAATTTTCTATATGCTTTTCTAATAACATCTATGTTTACCATATGTCAAGGTCATTCCTTTCCTGCCTAGTTTCAAACATCCAAAGTTTCTTTTTCTTTTTTTCTTCGACTATTACTGGTCTTGGTCTGCCTGCAACAAAGTAAGAAAGCATGTCACAGGAATGGGTGAGAATGTGTGGCTGATTTGCGTATTCATTAGGCTTATTCTTATCCTTTTGAATATTCTGCAAGCATCGTGTCGTTTCCTTACACATACCTTCATCAAAGGTCAATAAAGCTGTCTCGTATTCTTCGCCTGTCTGTTCATCCTTTACTATGATAGGCTTAAGATGTTCGGCCAACATATATGCCCCTTGTTCACGACTACCGGGTACAACTTGACTTAGATATATGCCATTAGCCTGAAATACTTCTGCATTGCTCTTGCCTGTCTGATTGGATAAGTTCCACATGTCTTTTGGTGCTAAGTAAGAGTAGATTGTTTTGCCTGCTGTAAGGGTTCTGAGTTCTTCGGCTGCATCTGATACTAATAAACCGCTCTTGCATATTTCTCCCTTTTGCCTTGCATAACCATAACGGTCAATCTCGAATAATCCTGCTGCTAACATGTCACGCCCATAGTCTAAGGCTATGTAATACCTGGAATTAGCCTTGTCAAACTCTACTGGCTTAATATGAATAGATTGTTTATATTCGTTAAAGTATGCTCCGCCGGGTACTAAGAAGGCTTCTTCTTCTGTCTCAGGGTACTCAGCTAATGTTGAATCTCCTAAATCTTTCTTTGTCTGTGCATACCATTCTTTTGTACGTCTTGGGTCTGTGTTCCACCCTAAGAATATACGATTAAATGTGTTGTTGCCTTCTTTGCTTGCAAGCCATATATCCTCAAATAAACTACCTCGTTCTATTGTTGACAGTCCTATTAGTTTACCGCCTGTTGGTCTGTTAATCGTAGGATACGCAGCTGTCCATATGTCTCTGGCCCATTGTTGAAATGCCCACTCATCCAAGATAACTAAGTTAGCTGTAAATGATCGTCCGCTGTCAGGTGCTGCTGTGAACGACTTGAATGTTGAAGGTTCACCGTTCTTATGGTTGATTGTAACTTGTGTTGTTGTTGCGTATATCTGAGGCTTATCGGGCATATATCGTAATATAAAACTGACACGTCTAACAAGTTCTTTTGCATCATCATCCTTCTTACTTAACGCTACTACCATGTATCCTGGCTTGAATATCATACACCATACAGCATAGGCTAATGTAAGCCATGTAAGACCTAGTTGACGTGCCTTAAGGACTATGTTAAGCCTTTCGTTTTGGAAGTCATTTAAGGCTTTCTTTTGACCGTCCCACAAGATAAAGGGAACGGCTAATTCTTTAGAATCTCTGTCCTCTATGTATACATAATTTTCAATGAAGTATTCACAGTCTTGTTTTGCTCTAACTGAGCTTTCTCGTCTTTGCTTCTCTCTCAATAAAAGAAGCTTACGTTCTTTATCTTTTCTATCCATCATTCACCTACTTGAATATATCGGGATTATCTATAATCACTTGATGTAATCCTTTTGCAATTTCATCAGTGATTGATTCATTATCTCCACAATCAAATTTAATACTGCGTTCTCTCGTAATTGCATGTACTAATTCGTGTAAGAATGTTTGTTCACAACCTTGCTTATCTTGCACAGCGTTATCTATGTCAATAGTGTGCATTTCGTGGTTTATAAGCCCTCTACACCGTTTAATATCAATTATCTTGTCGCTCTGTGTTACTGTGTAATTCATGCCACCTACTTTTACTTTCTCAGGTATATTCATAAACCCTCCTATATTTTAGGTAAGTTATCGTTTTCACCCCAATTATACAAAACAGTTATTTTGTGCTAATATTATATCATTTTGTTGCTCAAACCCTCACTATCACTACATTACAAGAAATCAACAAAATAAGCGAATATTAAACTAATGTATAAACGATAACTTTATACAGTGAATTTGAGTTTTTATACATTACAATTGGAAGTAAAATTTCCAATTTGGAAGTATAAACCCCTATATTTTTGGCACTAAATATCACCAATATTCCTCGTGTTGTAGTAACCCCTAGCAAATATCAATTGGAAATAGAATTACCATTTAGTTATATTTCTCTATTTCTGCGTCAATATCTGCATCGGATAAGGCGGTTATGTCTTGATTGTAGTTGTGGTTGATATTATCTGTTTCAATTCTATCAGCCCAACCATAGTTATTTTTGAGGTTGAATATAATCCCGCTTGCGTTGCGGTTTGTGAAGAGGTTTTCCTCTGCAAAGTTCTGTATTTTCAGCTTTGCCGCGCGTACAGTGTCAAAAAACTCTTCTTTATTACCATAATTCAGCAATGTTTCTCTATTCGTGTCTAATGCTAATGCTAGTCCTGTTATTGTCAACGGTCTTATGTTCTCTGTATTCTTATTACCTTTATCATCTTCTACTACCCTATAACAACTATTAAAGTATTCATCTATTTTCTTTTTCATGTCTTCTACTGTTCCAAATAGTAATGGCCTGCCGTTTGGCATACCTGTTAATTTACTCATAGTTACCTCCCTAAATTTATCAATTCGCACACCATTGTAGTAATTACTGCTGCTATAAATATCAATATAAATATCAGTTTAATTATATATGACTTACCATATCTAAATATCAACTCTCTCATACCGCTCCTTTAGCCGTACACAGTTCTCATTTTACTTTGTATACATACAATCGTGACCTAATCTTTCACTTCTTTCTATACTTGTTTCGTTGCTATTGTAATAGGCTGATTCTTCGTTGAAGCTTAATCCTTCACACGGTTTAACATCGTCGTCGTCATCATCGCTTGAGGAATCCTCTTCACAAGTTTTGACTGTATACCACCAAATTATAATAGTTGTGTAAATATATGCCCTGGCATTTAACCCTTTTAAGTTTAAATACTTAATTAGTGGATTATTAATTTCATTGCAATTATAAAGATTTGCATTAGTTTTAACATCACATTCATGCAACCCTAAGTTTGCACTTTTAGTAATTTCCTCATTAATCTTTTCAATTAATTCAACATTCTCTTTTTCGTAGTCAGAAACAAATTGTTCATTTTGCTTTTGTATAGCCAACTGTGTTGCTTTTTTAATTTCAATAACGTCTATCATGTCCCTACCTCATAATATCGCTCCAGTGTTTTATCCAATCTCGGGCAACCTCGGCATTTCGGTCTCGTCCTTCTGTCCTGTGCTAATATTCTCTTTTTCGTGTCGTTAGCATCTATATATTGCAATGCACAATCTTGGCACGTTATTAATCTTATCCAGTGTATAATGTATGTTCTCATGTTATCCTCTTACTGTTCCACATAAAAAAAGAAACCCACAAGTTTTAATACCATTTAGAGCAACACAGCTCTAAAACTTAGGATTCCTTTAATTTTTTTAATTGACAATCTCTATTTGTTTTTTACTGACAACCCACTCATCATTTTTCAAATCTTTTACCCACAATGAATTCTTATCTCTTTCCCTTGCATCATATATATTACCCTTTTTCAGCGATATTCTTTTATTAATTAACATTTTAACTTTCATCTTGTTCCCTCAGCTTTCTTATTATCTCTGTTGCTGTATCTAATGCTACTATCAGCTTTATATATCCTGTGCGGTCTGTTCCTAGCTTCTCAGCTTGTATCCTTAATGCTTCGTATTCTTCATCTGTCATGCGGAATGTTCTTCTTGTGTCGCTCATTGTTCACGCCTCCGCGTATCTATTAAATCTTGTTGTGCCCATCCATATTGAGTTTCGGGACTATTTTCATAATCTTCAATGAATTGTTCTCTTTCTTCTGCTAACTCTCTTTCACAATCACAACTATTTTCTAATAACTCTCCGCAATATTGACAATAAACTTTTCTCATTTTGTTTCCCTCCGCCATTTATTTGATATACCTATAATATATCTTGTCATGACGTTTGTCAAGTATTATTTAACATTATTTTATTGTTAATGTCAACAACACTTTCACCCCTATAAAAAGGAGGTAGCCTGCCAAAATTCGGCAGGCTGTATGAAGAATTATGAATTATTGTCGCTTGGGTATAGTTCTAGCCAAACTACTACAGTGACATAATATCACGTTTATTTTACCCCCGTACACCAAATGCAAAAATATATTGATTTATTTTTACTCCTTGTATTTTTTAAGAAGATAAGTTAATCCGAGCTTAGATAATCTATTGAATACCTTCTTTTTATCTTTTTGATGTTGTTCTTCTGTTTTAAAGAATCCACAGTCTTGGCATTCTTTTTTAGTAAGTGCTGAACACTCATTCCCTTTATCCGCAAAACATTTATCCATTATGTATTTCCCCCCTATTCTATTTCTCCTAATTCTTTCCCCACTGTATATACAATCCTCTTGCATACTCTTGACAGTGTATTTACACTCAAAATTACTATTTTACCTTTTCTTTTTACTCTTATATCACAATCTATGTACCGTCTGCCCTGAAAAAAGTATTGTCTGGCAAACTCCTGTTCAGCCTTGTCCATGTTTTCAAAAGCTGTTTCAACTGCTATAATATTTGCCAACAATCGCACCATAAATGGGCTATTGAGTTGTGTTGCCTTGTCACCCGTTGTATCGCTCAAATTCGTACCTCTAGGCTGTCCGTCGGGTGGTGAAGGTGACGATAAGAGAATCGAGCTTGTCCGTTGTGCGTATTCTTTTCTCATAGTGTCGTACGAGGATAATATCGCTTGTATCGTGTTCCATTTGTAGCTTGGGATTCCTCCTGTGTAATTTCTCAATTATCTACCTCCTTTGCCTCCCAACATGCATCCTCTAAATAATGAGCAAAGGTGTGGTCACTGCAACCTTTTAGTTCGAATATTTGATATGTTGGGCTTTTGTATTCACTATCGTTTGCAAGTTTTACCAACAACTTTCCCTCTATCGCCTGTGCAATTGTCACCATGCGTGGAGATGGCTTTTGTTTGTAGACTTTTACATTGTGTTTGTTAAATTCGCTAAACAGTAGAGGGCTCCCACATTTATCTGTTAATCGACTATACTCAGGGTTGTCACTAACATGTACCAATCTACGTTCACAACAACATTTTTTATGAGTTACCCACACAGGCTCGCCGTCCATCTGCTCTAACTCCGCTATTGTCAACGGCTTATTATCTTTGCATATTTTACAACTAAACTTTTTATGGTCTAACCCATTAAAGCAATTACAACAGTCACGGCTTTTATCTAGTTTGCAATTGTCGCATATCCTTTTATGTTCACATTTCATCAATCTACCTCCTTAATAATTAAATTATTTTTTACTCTCCAGTTAGGATCACAAACATAGTTAGTGCATTCAATATGACATATGCCGTCGCTGTCATGATTTAATCCTAAATTAATGCTATCCGCAGTACATTTACAATTTTTATTGTTTATGCAGTCAACTACATCACAATTTACAATCATCAATCTACCTCCTTAAAATTTATTGAATCCACGTTGAATTTTATAACCTCTGTTCCATTTTCAAGTTTTACAAGACAAAAATCGCGTTCTAGCCCATTTCTCGGTATATGTCTTTCTATTTCCACGACTTCATTATGTCCTACCTCGTAAGATTCATATTCCTCTCCATTTTCAGTAGTATAAAACCAATTACAAATAATCTTTCGTATTCTTTTCATTCCACTACCTCCATCACTTAATTATTTTAGTAATCTGTCTCCATTTTCGTCTACATCAATAAACAGTACACTTACACCTTCTTTATCTCCCACCCAAAAATCGTCTATGAATCCTTTTATGTACCTGTGTGTATCGTTTTTGAGTAGTCCAGCTTTTACCATTCCATCTAAAATGAATTTCTTTGCAAATGCTATATTGTCAGGGTCAACTTTTACGTTTTTAATACTCCAAATGAATCTAATTTTAACTAGTTTTTCAATCGTGCCTTGCTTTAGTGAATACAATCTTGCAACTTCTGTTTCTCTTTTTTTAATTGCAGAAGCGATAAATTTATTTGTACGCTCTGCGTCTATGTAGTCGTTTAACTGTGTAAATTTGTATGGTATAAACATTGCTATTCCTCCTCGTAACTCGTGCACAATTTACATTTATCGCATATCTCGTGTGGTTCTTCATCGGTTAAATATCCGTCGCATTTTCCGTTTACATATTGATGTGGTTCTCCTATATCTTTTCTCACCATTTTTTTAATCAATGTGCAATTTTCTATTGTTCGCTTAGCCATGTCATTCCTCCTAATCCTTTTTAAGCTATTTTTATTTATGTCAATGTAACTTTTCACCCATACATATATAAAACTTGTCCTCGTGTCAATTTTGAGCTTTGAGCGGTGGTTAGAAAGGCAAATCTTGACTGTTGAATTCGTCTGCACATTTACTACACCACGATTGTCCTGTCGGCAACTCTTGTACTCCATTTTTTATAAATCTAATTAACTCTTTCGTAAGTGGCCTATCTAGTACAACAAGTGTATCACCACTACTTTGAGGGATTCTTATTGCGATTCTACCCTCACTGCTGTAAGAAATCTGAGGAGCATCGTCTCTAATTCGGTCTATCGTTTCAATCTCTGTTTTTTGCATTTCTCTGCGTTTAATTATTTGTAAACTCATAATTTCTCCTTTTTAATTTTAACTTAGAAGGGAAGTTGGTCCGTATCAATCGGATAAAACCCAAGTTCACCATCTATAACCCTTTGCGTTTCAACTGGCTTTATAAACCCTTTCACTGTCTCTGCTGCTATAGTATTTGTCAACTCGTAACTGTCGTGATTATCAACTTGCTTACTCTCTGCAAAATAAGCCTCATCCGCAACAACATCGGTTGCATAATGTTTTTTACCTTCATTATCGTCCCAAGTACGAGTTTGAATTGACCCTATTACGGCTACCTACTGACCTTTTTTAAACCATTTTGAGCAAAACTCAGCTGTTTTATTTCACGTTATGATGTTGATAAAATCTGCTGAAACTTGTCCTTCTTTAGCGAAACGACGATTGACTGCAAGTGTAAAATTGCATACTGCCATATTTGTAGTAGTCGTATATTTAAGCTCTGGATCCTTTGTTAATCTTCCCATTAAAATTGCCTTATTGATGTTGCCCACCTCCTTCGGTCAAATTTAAATATATACAATCCTTTTTATGCTCTTTTAAGTCTTTGCAGAATTGGCACGCCATCCCCTCGCCATAATTTATACGAGGGTCGCACATACTCAGCACAGAAACTAATTGCTTTATCTTTTCGTCTATACTTTTACTTTCTGTTATAACAAATCTGTCAGCGCGATAAGGGTGTACTTCTCCGTCATCACATACAATTTCTAACATTTCATATCCTGCATATTCATCATCGTATAAATTTAACACTTTGTATTCTTTACCTATTGTTAACATGTCTCTCCATGTGTGAGAATTATTTATACATCTTGCCAATTTATTTTCTTTATTCATGGTTTACCTCCCTCTTGATTAATTTAATTGCCGTATCTGCTATAAATTTAATGTCAACTTCTCTATAACAATGTCTTTCATCCCTATCACACAAAGGTATTCTTATTTCAATTCCACCTTGGTCGTATGTCTTATATGTGCTTGTTGGTTTCCCGCATTTAATACATTTTGCTGTTGTTGTGCTTGATAAATGTCCTATTCTCATTTTTCTTCCTCCTCCACAATGATAAAATGTCCTTCTTCATAAGTGTCATATCCGTTTTGGTCTACGTCTGGATCAATAAAATCTTCTTCGTCAGCTTCGGCTCCTAATGGGCACGAAAACGCATGACACCTTCCTACTGTTTTACCTGTTTTTTTGTTAAATTCTAATTCTTCCTGCTCTGGATGCCTACAATTGTACCCATTGTTGCAGTTAAAACTTTCCTCAACGCAAGCGTTGTAAAAATATCCACAAGTATTAGCAAACACATCAATATCATAAATTTTCATTTTTCGTCCTCCTTAAATTTTTTCAATAATTCATCAGCCGTAAGTTTTAGCACTTGAATATTCATTTCAACCTGCCAATCAAGCCTAATATCATTTATGCAGTCTAAAATTACATTTAGGTATTTGTTTATTTTTTGTTTAGTCATATCGCTCCTTTAAAAATTACTACCATACTTGGGAATGGTGCCGAATTTTTACTGTCCCCAAATTTCAGACGACCCTTTATAAATCTAATTTCCGCTTTACTATATATGTATCTGTGAAACCACCTTGTGTCTGTTCTTGATGGTAATAACATAACGATTGTGTTATCGTTTACCCAGTGTGTATTGAACGCATGTTCCACCCATTTCCCAATTTCGCGGCCATATGGAGGGTTACAAAATACTGTATCGTGTCCCCAAAATTGCTTTAATCCATCTTGTTCCTTAGTGAAATAACGATTACATTTTGCGTTTTCTGCTGTTGCACATGGATCAAGCGTAAAATTAAATTCAGCGTCTAATTTATCAAAAAAATCTTTTGGAGTAGCCCAACCATTGTCGTTACTGCTAAACATTAATTCCATGTTCATACCGCTCCCCTCTCCTGCAACTCATAGTATATATTGTGATACTTTTCCAACTGTTCGATATACTTCTCATATCTGCCACTTTTGCGGGCTTCACTGAGAATACTTTTTACTTGCTTGACTGGTCTGCTGAGGTCCTCCGCTATCTGTTTGACTGTGTTTCTTTCGCCGCTGGCATGGGTATATATGCAAATTAAACCTTCGGTTAAATCGCTCAGCTCTCTATGTTCTGTTTTAGCCGGCTTTATTATTACCGCTTTCTTTTTAACCTTTCGCCGACCCGCTCTATACCATTCTTTTTGCAATTGCCTGTTATGTTCTTTTGCACATTCACCGGGACATACTTTTTGATTAAATCTCATTAACCTTTCGCACTTGCATATCGGGCATATTTTTAATGTTCGCTTGTATCCCGTTTTGATATATTCAACCATCATCATCCTCCTTATCTGAGTTAAAATATAAACTCTCTAATACTTCATCTGGGTATTCCCTTTGTTCAAAATTATCCTTGGCTGACTTGCTTTTTGACTTAATAATGTTTTGATTCAAGTACCCCTCAAATTTTGTGCTGAACAATGTGCTAGGCCGTAAAAACTTTTCAAATTCTGTTCCGATCCATTCGGCACACTTTTTATCAATCACAGTCTTAAAATCATCAACAGAGTTTCCTTCACTCCACCGAATCCTAATTAATTCTTTCGTTGCGTTAGAGGTGTGCCTGTATTTTGTCTTGGCTTTTGCGTTCAGGTAATCAACTATTTCTTTTACAGTTTCACTCGACAATATATTACTTTCTATTTCTATTTCTCTTTCTATTTCTCTTTCTATTTCTATTTCTCTTTGTGTACTTTTGACGTCATTTACTCGGTTATTGACGGCATTTATTCGATTAATGACAACATTAACTACTAATTCACCTTTTTTGTTCTTTCGAGGATACATTTTCTTAATGTCTTTCAAGAGCAAATACTCTTTAACAAACTCAATTTCCTTTCTTCTTTGAGTTGCTTCAATGAATCTTTTTTGTATTCCACCTGATGTTAATATCTGATATTTTTTATACAAATTTTCGTTGAATACTCCCCATTTTAAACACTCATTTATGACGTCATTTATTATGTTAATGTCGGCATTTAGCCTACTTTTGTAGACAAGAACTTCTCTTTCGCCCCAATTTATGTAGTAATTGTTAGCATAAATAATTTGCCACATTTTAACTAAAATCCCTGTTCCTTCGCAACCGAACATTGCATCGATCATTAAAACTTCATCATCAAATTTTGTATCAAGCGGAAAATATTCAAGTCCATCCTTTTTAGGTCTTGCCACGTTATCACCTTCTTTCTATTTCATAGATTGCTTTTAATATTGGGTAAACTTGTTGCGGTACTACTGCGTTTCCTAAACATTTAAGTCTGTCCACCCCTTCGGAAAGCCCATCATCGTTTCTGCGTATTCCGCACACTGGATTATCGAAAAACTCAGATACATCAGATAATAAATCAAGCGTATATCCCCTAATTTCTTGACCGATTTTGAAATTGATGTCTGCATATCGTTTCTCCCTATCCTTTCCCACGCAAAGCCGTCGCTTGCTCTTGGAGTTGGCAATAATAAACACTCTGTTTCTTCTGTGGTTAGCCTGGACGGCACAAGCTGGAATAACAAAAATTTGTACTTCATATCCGATATTCTCCAAGTCAGATATACATGATTCGACTCCCATATTGAGGATGTTAGCAACATTTTCACCAATAACCCAACTGGGTTGGAGTTCTGATATAACTCTAAGCATTTCCGGCCAGAGGTAACGGTCATCATCTTTGCCTTTTCGCTTCCCGGCGATACTAAAAGGCTGACAAGGAAATCCTCCGCTAATAAGCTCAATTGTTCGCAGTCTTGTTTTTTCTGTAAAACTTTCCTTTGTGACATCTCGTATATCCCTCCACCTTGGCACAGACGGCCAGTGTTTTTCTAATATTTTAGTAGGGTAATCAGCAAATTCACATTGACCAACTGTCGTAAATCCCACCCATTCAGCAGCTAAATCAATTCCACCTATGCCTGTAAACAAACTTAAGTGATTCATTTACCCCACTCCTTCAAAAGTAAATTTTTCTCACTTTCAGTCACCGTATCAATCCCAAGTTCCTTACATTCAGAGATTATGCCATCAAGAAAAATGCTAAACTCCTTTGAATCATATCCGCTTGAACCTTTCAATATCGCTAAATGTTTGAATGTTTTACTGTTTAATTCGCTTTCACCAATTTCTACACAATGATTATTTGTTGCCCTGAAAATCATATCAACGGCATCTGCCAAAACTGAAAGTAATTGTTTTTCACGTTGTCCATATTTCTTTAGCATTTCAATGTATAATTCTTCTTTGCTCGTGCGGACTATATCGGCTATTTTGGAGATTAATACCCATGCGTACGAATTTGCGTCAAGACTTCTTATTTTACGAAACTGTTTAATTTCAACCGTCAGCGTTTTATCTTTGCCTAATATCTCCCTTAATTCAGTAGCATATTTTATCGCGTCTACTCTGCTACAATTAAGTGTTAAAGTAAACTCGGGCATTGATTTTTCGTTGAAAGATAAGCGGATAGTGTTACTTGTCGTTTTCATGCGCCCTCCAATCTCTTATTGGCCAATTCAACATAATTTCTATCAATTTCAAACCCTATATAACTAAGGTTTAAGTTTTTGCAAGCTATGGCGGTTGTGCCACTTCCCATGAACGGGTCTAGAACTGTTTTACAATCTTTAAACATTTTCAAAACTGTTTCGTACAATAAAACAGGGTCTTGATATTTATGTACTTTCTCTATTCCACATCTTTTATAACTAGCCACAGGGTCAACCCCAAACGTATCTGACCATATGTATTTATTTATCTTGTAATCGTCTGTCAGCTGATATACAAATATAGGATTATATCTGCTATGATTCATAATTACGCCCTTGCCCCATATCATTGTGCGTTTCGGCTCGAACCTTTTTATCTGTTCATTCATCCTTGATGGAGATTGAATTACAATTACTGCGTTTTTGGCTACTCGCAACATTTCTTTATGCCACTTGCTATATAAATCCCAATATTCACTATCTGTCTTTACATTCGCATCCTCGTTTTTAAATGGAACACTTGTAAATACTAAGTCGACACTGTTATCACCCAACCAACCCATACCGTTTAAACATTCCAGCGTATAAATTTTATTAAACATGTCCTGCCCTCTATTCTTCATAATATAGCCATCCTCCCATTAAAACCATGGTTTCCTCGTTTGTATATCCCATCTCAAAATAAGTCAGTTGCAGACCTAGTTTTAATTTCATGCGTAAATTTCCGTTTCCGTTCTCAATGTTGTTATGGTGGCACTCATGGCAAAGAAGGATTAAGCTATTGATATTTTCAGTCTCTCTCCATGTACTTCGCTTAATGATATGGTGAATGTTCAACCCCTCATGCCCTGTACAATTTTCACATAACATATTTGACCGCTCGTATACTTGCTTTCGTAGCTTAGCGGGTATTCCGTGTCTCACGATTTCGCCAACATGGAATCGTATGTGCTTCTTACTTTTTCGTATTCATCAGCCGTCATTTCGTCCATACTCTTGTTAAAATTCTTGCGTACAGAAGAAACAACCGAAGCTATTGTGATTCCCTTGGAGGTTGCTATATTGTATAAAGCTTGGCTTCTTGCGGATGGCTTTGTTTCGGTTTTCAGTGGTTCTTTTTTAGTCGTTGGTGCCCCTTTGCTTATGTCGTCGCTGTGGGTATTGTCAGTATCTTCGCCAGAAAATAGCATAAAGGTTTTAGACAACATGGTCTTATATGCGTATGTAAATGCCTTACCACTCCCCTTGTCTTGACTATCCGCACCATTGCCAAAACCCACCAATGTTTCAAATTCTCCTGTTTCCGTATCAACTATTTTAAAATTAACTTTTACCTGCGTGACATTTCTTGTTTTCGTAGAAATTTTTCCGTTGTATTCGCTTTCAAACGTGCTGTTTTGCTCTGAAATATCACCATCAACAGGAAATACTATGAGCTTGTATTTTTTGAATAAAGGTTTAAGCATATTAAGGACTTCTTTTTCTCCAACCGCTCTGTAACTATTTGTGCCTGAGCCAACTGTCAAATCTTTTTCCAGTCCTTCGGATTCCACCATTATGTTGTAAATTTTCTCATATAAACTCATAACACCACCTCAAATTCAGCAGGCTTTTCTACTACCGTCACACCGTCTACGACTTGTCCATCCTCAGTGACAACCTTATCCCCTACAACTTTAATTAGCTTCTTAAATTCGCCCCATTTTGGCTCTTGCGTTGTTTTTATGTAGTCGGCGTAGTCATTCTCCTCAAAAAACTTAATAAGTTTTGTTGGCTCACGCACAAATTCATTCGTCAGATTACCTAATTTCAATTTGCCCGAAGGTAACTCGTAACTTTCTATTCCAGTCTTAGATTTCTTGTGTTCAACCCTTGCAAAATATTGTTCTAGCCGTGCCTTAAAATAACTTACCCTACTTTCTAACCGTGTTTCGTAGTTTCTAATCTTCTGTATACATTCCATTTTTTCATACTCTAAAATGTCCGTTAACCTTTTGGCATCCGCTTGTTCTTCCTTGATTTTCTTTATACACCATTCCGCCATAATATCGCTGTCTACAATAAAAGTATCTTCAACATCAATCTCATCTGGTGTATCAACTACAAAACCTTCTTTTTCTTGTATTTCGTCGATAATTTCAAGCAAACCCATTTCTATTTCACTCATACATTTACCTCCGCTACTTCTTCATTAGTTCCTAGAGCAAAAAACTCCACTCCTTCATACATCACGCTTACCTTTTTGCCATATATTTCAGAATTAAAATCATTTATCTTTACATTAATGCCTAAATGTTTTGCAATTTTGAAAATGTCATCAACACCGCTTATTAGTACACCTGTGTTAAACATGCCACAAAATCTAATTTCCCCATACCTAAATTTCTTTTCTTTCTTATACATTTCAACGTACGCCTTCAATTGCTTAATCATCGTTATTTTCTCTGCCATCTTCTTTTACCTCCAATATAAATTTTTGTGCGTATTCATTCAAAAAGCATTCATTATTACAAAATTCTTCGCCGTCCTTGCTGTCCCTTACGTATTCCTCACCGACTATCAAACTTTCACCGCAACGCTTACATTTACCGCCGATTATTTCGACTGGCTCGACTGGTTGCCAGTTGCCGTAAGCTTTATCGAAATAATAATTACCAATTGGCTTCACTAGATACCCCCTTGATACGCCACCAAATTTAATTTAAGATAGACGTGTAATTTTTTATGTTTACGTTTTGGAATCGTCGTCCGTCAATGGCGACTTTTCTTTTTTACATATTGCACATTTGAAATTATCGTCGCCTTTAAAACCGTGCAGCCACATACAATTATTGCAAGGTGGTTTTTTCGCATTGGCATCGATATATTCGCAAAAATTACAATGCCCTCCATGATTACACATTCCCCTCAACCTCCTAATTATTGTCGTCGCCACGTTCACAATCTGTGCATTCCCACTTGTCGTACGTTTCACAACTCACACATGGCTCTTCTCCAATATCTGTCCCATTAGCCACGCAATTACTGCAACGAATTTCCAACCCACATGTTTTACACTCATCCATTGTTCAACCCCCACATCTTCGCCAACAGCAAACAAATTGCAACTGCCAATACCACCAATACCACCGTGCCTAAAAATAACTGTATCTCCTCTCTGCACTGTTTAGTCTTATATGTTTCAACCCTTACGCCCTTAACGTTTATTATTTTCATTTTCACCCCTCGATTCTTATTCCGCTTATTTTGCGTAGCAGTCCAAATTCCTTATTGACTGTCCCGATAATCTCTCTGCGGCACTTTTTGTCAATTCCTTTCAACCTGCCCCAGTCGGTCATAATTCCCTTGTACATGAGTTTTGACATTTTATACATGCTCGTCCTCCTTCCTCTTCTTTTCCTCCTTGTTGTCCCACATAGCCAATATTGCACCCCATAAACACGACAATATGACTACCAATCCTATCCATGCATATATGTTCATTTTCTCCTACCCCCTTTTGCATACGGTCTAGCTGTACAATTTTGGTATGCACCATTGCAGAAGATACAACCTTCGCACATATAATATTTGCTACAATTTTTCTTTAGCATCCACGAGCAAAACTTCAAAATTAATTTCATTTCGCACCTCCTAAATAACCTTCAAATTTTCTGACCAGTAATAATGCACCGTTTCATCATCCCATTTGACCGCTATTAACCCGTTATCGAGTATTCTAGCGACCACACCTTCTAAGTTGTAATTGTTAATACAATCGATTATTTTCACAAAGTCACCTATCTTCATAATTTCACCTCACACAAATTTAACTTGATATTTCCTTACAATACCCTCAAAAATAACTTTCAGTGGAGCGTCCCTGTCGACCACATCTAATTTAGTAGCCGCAGCACAATCCTTATATGTAGCACCGTGCAATTTCATACGCTTTCTGAGGTTACTTTGACGTGCGGTAATATCGCAATGTGCCAAACACTCCAATTCCTCGTACAGGTCGCCCCTGAATTTTTGATGGCTGAATCCTTGACTTTCGACAATCTGATTAATCTTTGAACTCATGTCATGTTTCCAATTGTCAGCCGTTGGAGCGGTGAATACATCGATTACGTTTGTAATTTTGCTGTCGAGGTTATCTGCAAGTTTAAAGGCTGCACTTGCTAATCTTTCAACTTCAACCAATTGCTGAGCTGATGCGGCGATTATCTCAGTCATTGTCATTTGCTTTGAGTAGCCGCCCGTTTTACGTATAGATGGAATAACTTCACTTGCTAGCCAATCTGTGAATTTTTCGGCTTCGGGTTTACGAGAAGTAAAGACTAATTTATAAACGCCTGCTTCTGAAATAACTCTCATTTCTTGATTTCCGCCAAGGGTGTCGGTAGTAGCGACCCCCTTCATTGATTCGCTTAGTCTTAAAATTGCATCCCTGTGGTTAGAAATTTCTAATATTTCACAAACATCAGACGCAACAAACCAAAGCTCATTGTCGATCATTACTGTTCTTACTTCCTTTTCTTGATAATTAAATATTTGTAGTTTGTTCATAGTGCTTGTCCTCCTTAATTTTTATTTGTTTGTACTGTAAATCTTTGTTATACTTTGTCGAGTAAAGGGGTCTTGTACTAAAGGAGCGTGTTTGTGTCTGAAGAAGAAATAAAAGAAAAATTACTAGGTATTAATGAATCCGCAGCAATTATAACTGCTGCTATTTTAAGTAAGTATAATGTTCAATCTCCAGAGGAACTTATAACTGTTTCTGGAAATATATTTGGCAGAGTTAAAAGCCAACTTTGCCAACAGATTTGCCCACCTAAATAATAATCAGTGCAAGCCCCTTTACTTTTAACTTCTTTCTATTGCTTTGGCACTAAATGTTAAATTACAAATTGTAGATGCTAGATGTATTTTGCTATCTACTAGCGTTTCTGATGTTGCATCTTGTACCTTTTGTAATTCTCTGATCTGTTCTTCTATCACTGATTTATAATCCATTTTTGATTTCCTCCTTTCTTGATTTATGTATTGCTTGTCCCATTAAGCTATTTGCCTAATATTGCGTATCTTTGAGTAATAATTTCCCAATATTTGTTTCCTATCGTCATACTTTTCAACTGTCAACATTAATCCAGTGTCGAATTTTTCAAGCCTTGTGATTGCCTTAACTTGCTCTGCTGACAAAAAAGGTCTGATACTCTTTGCGTTATCGGGTATGTTGTTAGCCTTTTTATACTTCTTTGTTGACATACCTAACACGATACGATTTATAAGGTCATACTCGTTTGAAAAGTGGTAGCTGTGTAATTCGTCAAGATGTGCTAATTTGATTGCTTCTGATAATTCTTTGAATTCTTCCTTTGCTGTTTGAAGTTCGAGAATGAAGTCTTTCATTTGATTAAATGCTTTTATGTAGTTCTCTTTAAGTTGTGCCGCTTTCTTCCCTCTGTACCCCATTGCTAAAAACATAAAGCCGTCAAAGGTAATATTGAATTTTGGTTGATACTTTCCACGTTCATCTTTGCGTTTTGACTCCTCAAAGTTTAGGAGCGAAAAATCTTCCGAGCATTCAAGTTCTCTAACATCCTTTAAAATATTGTCGTGCCTTTTCCCGAAATATTCTGCTACTATTAAACTATCTGTCATGGGCTTGTCTGATTTTTCAAATACTATTGCTAATTTGTTCATAGTGCTTGTCTCCTTTTAATATGTATTTATTTTAATTTTATTGCACCACACGCAAGTTTTACGATAAAAAAAATTCTGCCCTTTCATTTGGTGTCAAATCTAGCGCAATACAAATCTTTAGTATGTTGCCTAATTTAACATCTCTTTGCCCTGTCATTATCAAACTCATGGTTGTTGTAGACAGTTTAGTTTCTTTAGCCAACCTTATTTGTGAAAATCTTTTTTCTGCCATTTTGCCCGCTAGTTTATCAAAATTTATCATTATATCACCTCACTTTCATATCTTGCCCCCTGTGCAAGTTCTAAATTAATTATACACGTCATAAAATATATGTCAAGCACAATATGCAAGTTTTTAAAAATATTTATTTCATATACTTGCATATTACGATTGTTATGTGTAAACTACTATTTAAGAGGAGGGTAATATTATGAATAATTATATAGGTGAAAAGCTTTATAGTGCTAGGAAACAGAAGGGATATGTAAGAAGTTATGTGGCAAATTTATTAGGTGTTGCAGAATCAACTATTAAGAGGTACGAGGACGGTCAAATCAAGGGTATACCTTTTGAAAGACTAAAAAAATTAACGGATATTTTAGGCTTAGATACAAATGAGGTTTTGGAATGGGGAATAAGGGAAATAAAAGAGAAAGAAGCAAATCCCTTTGACGGATTAAATGAAGAAGAAATTAAAAAAGCTAAAGATTATATTGAGTTATTGAAAAGGAGATAATATGTCTAAAAAAAGAAATCCAAACGGGCAGGGAAGTTATAAAGACTTGCCAGATGGTCGTGTTCAATGGTCGCAACAAATCAATGGAGAGATAAGATATTTAACCGCTAAAACATTGAAAGAGTTACAGTTAAAAGTAAAAGCTGTTGCGGACATTCCTATTATTAAAGAAAAATACGCTGTTGATAGTTGGTTTACTGAGTGGCTAGAAACATACATTAAACCACCACTCAAAAAAGACGGGACATATAATCAATATGAATCTTTATATAAGGTCCATATAAAGCCTGTTTTAGGAAATAGGTTTATGCAGAAAGTTTCCACTAAAGATATTCAAAGCGTAATTTCTAAAATGGCGAGAAAAGGACGGGCTACCAGTACAATGGGACAGACAAGAAATGTTATGCGTTTGGCTTTTCAAAAAGCGTTGGCTGAACATGTTATTGCAGTAAACCCAGTGAATAAAGATATAGAAATACCCAATAAGCAGGCAAAGGAGCGTAAAACATTAACCGTATCTGAAATGAGTAAATTGTTTAAAGCTATGGAGAATAGCAGATGGATATGGTCTATTCGATTTTTGCTAGTTACTGGACTGCGAAGAGGTGAACTACTAGCTCTAAAATGGGCTGATATAGACGTTATTAATAAACAGATAACAGTAGACAAGTCCGACAGTGTAACAGGGTTAGGGGATACAAAATCAGGGAAGGTTCACTATGTGCCGTTGTCGAGTAAAGCTGTTGAATACCTAAAGGGTCAAAAGAATATGTTACAAAAAGAACATAATCAAAACTTTGAACTTGTATTCCCAAACAATGAATCTAACATGTTAAAGCCTGGTGCATATTATACAATGGTTAGACGATTTGCTGAAAGAGCAGAAATATATGCAACCCCACATTGTTTAAGGCATACATTTGTATTCTTTACAAACAAGAACTTATCGCTAAGAGAATTACAAAATGTCTTAGGTCACAGTAAAAGTACACAAACATTAGATCTATACGGAACTATGATAAGTGAAGATAATGATAACAAAATTACTGCTATCGACAGTTCGTTCAAAAATTTTGACTTGCAATTAGAAGCAATAGAAAAAGAAAAAAGCCAAACTCACAAGGTGCTAACTTTTAAAAGAAAAGGATGATTTCGCCCTAGTTTTGCCCTAGTTCTTTTGAAAAAACATCTTCAAATAGTGGCTAAAAACGATTGAAGAAAATTAAATCAATAGCTTTAAAACGTAGTAGATACAACATTTCTTGCATATCTTAAAACATTGCTTTCATAATAACATCTTATCTACCAGATAAAAAGCTATTTTATTAATATCAATCTGGAAACGGTTATATCAAAGGGTTTCAGAATTTATATTGAAACCCTTTGCGTATTTTCGCCCCAGTTTCGCCCTAGTTCTTTTTATCTTCACTAAATTCACGATATTCTAAAGCGGTATCAATTACATAATCAAGCGAATGTATTTGGGCTGAGTTTAACTTCATTGATTCTATAAAAAAAATATAAGCATTGCAACTATTTTCTTCTAATTCTTTCAATCTTTCTTTATCCATTGTATACCCCTCTTCAAAATTTTTATAGTAGTAGTAGGGTTGTATCTAAAATTAACCATATTTCACGTATGCCATTTTGCACATCCTCCTTTTTTGGTGAGTGTATTAATTATCTGCTAAAATTCGACATTATTCAACACGTTCCATAAATATTTACAAGAACATTAGTTCTAGCTTGACATATTTTGTGTTAAGGGATATTGTGGTTGTAAAAATATGTATTGGAGGGAATAGGATGAAGGAAATTCTAAAATATATCGGAGGAATGGCTTTAGGAATCATAATATTTTTGGCTATATTGTTAATAGGATTATTTTTATTGAAAGGAAGCCTATGGTTTAGCGAAAAGATATTCCCGTGGGTAGGTATTGTATTTTGGATAACTATTGCTATTGATGTAATCGGGTTGCTCCCTCTTTCAATAATCGAATGTACTAGAGATGTAGGCTTGACGGGATTGTTTGTATCTTCTTATATATTTGGTTTATTGCTTTGGGTATGGTCTTTCCTTATTGTTTATTTTGTCTGGGGATGGGTTGGTGTAATAATAGGTTCATTAATTGCTGGCATTGGTATTGTTCCACTTGCTATAATAATATTAATATTAAATACTCAATGGGTGGGTTTGTTGGAATTAATTATTTACATCGTTATAATTTTTGGAGTACGGGCTTTATCCAGTGTCTTGTTAGAAAGATATGAAAACAGTTATGAAGAATAAAATTTTAATTATAATTGTATTTATAATATTTTCTGCAACTCTCACATCATGCTATAAAGCTCCAGAGTATGACATAACGGTCTATAAAACATCAGCAGGAGCAAAATACCACAAGATAAATTGCAGGTATGTAAAAGGTAAAGCAATAGAAATAAATCTATCTAGGGCTTTATATGACAGCCTAGAAGCATGCAAGGTATGTAACCCCCCGAAACAATCGGACTTAGATAAATTAAATTGACAATCGACATAGAAAAAAGACCTCCGATTAGGGAAGTCTTTTTGTTTTATTAATTATGTATTTGAATGAAATCTAATAAATGCATTTATAATATTTTTAAAATCAGCGCCATTCATATCTCCAATCTTTTTTAAAAATGAATCTTGTTTAAATATCAACGACTTTGAAACTCTTGCATAAGACGGTAGTTTTAAATTTGCTTCTTGCCATTTAAATATAGGTATATCATAATCATCTCTTGGTCGATGTTTAGTAACTTTAATTGATAATACTTCTAAGTTTTCATCAACGTTCATTATGATACACGGTCTTATGCTTGATTCAGTTGATCCTTCTTCTTCATAAGGGAACTCAACCCACCAAATTTCTCCAATATCCATAAGTTGTTATTCATCCTTTTTATAAAATTCGTCCCACTCTTTTTCATAAAACCAATCATCATTTTTTGATATAATTGCTTTACCCTCTTTATTCAAAAGTGTATTTTTTCTAGCTTGTTCATAAATTTTAGATTTATTTTGTTTTATGAAATTCGATAAAGACAATTTTTCAGCAGTAATTGTATTCATATCGCTCACTCTCTTTTCATCTGTTTCGTTGTTTTTATCTTTATTACACATATGCAAACACCACCCTTTAAAGAATAAGTATGCACGTTTATTATTAAACTATACCATATTATGCGAACCGTCAAGCTTTTGTTATAAATATTGTCTATTGTAACAATAAAATATTGTGAAATTGACATAAAAAAAGAGGATCCAATTAAGGATCCTTTAATTTTATCTTACTTTATCTTACTTTATCTTACTTTATCTTACTTTATCTTACTTTATTTCAACTGTGGGTGTGACACCGCCAACATAGGATATTTCGTCGATAGCCCCCTTGATAGTGTCTGTATACTCACGTATGGGAACATATACTTTATCGTCAATCATATACCCTTCTATTGTTTTGCCTAAGATAGTAACTTTAACAACTGTCATATTATCAGTTCCTTCCTCTTTTTGTGCTGATAAAATTATTGGTACTACTGGATGAATTATTTTATCAATCCCCTCAATAAAATTAGCCCATCCATTCGCTCTAGCTCTCAAAACTTGCGGGCAATTCTTACCGCTCCAATGATTGTGCTGAACAATATGGTCTAATGTAATTCCTGTTTCCTTCATCAAATCCACACATAATAATTGTGCGTTTTCTTCTGCCTTTGCTCTGTTGCCGTCTGAGTTCATACAAATTTCAATGCCTATTGAATTTCTATTTCCCTCACCGTTGCCGTCCCCTGCGTGCCATCCAATCTCATTCCACGGCAAGTGTTGTACAACTGTGGTATCATCTACCGTATAATGCCAACTGACCTCTTTATCAAGCGTTTTGAGATACCTGGCGTGCATTAAAGCATTAGCTCCTGCTGATGTATTCCCCGTATCGTGGATAGTGATATATTCAGGTGACATTTTATTTCCTGGCCTGTTTAATTTGCCTACTGGGATAAGGTCTTTTATGTAATCAAACATTACACACCGTCCTTTTTACGCGTGAAAAAATACGTCATTACTGGCAAGAATACCATCATAAAAATATCGGCACTGATTCGTCCAGTTAGTGACATTACAATAAATGTTGCCGTCAAGGGTAATGTTACTAATGACTTTACTTCAACTAACTTTTTTAACTGTTCTAACATTTTAATTTCCTCCTTTATTTTATTTATCTTGCTTTCAGTATTGCTATATCTGTTTGGATAGTGTTCATACTGCCGTTAACGTTCTCAATGCTCTGCATTATTCCTGCCATCAAAATATCCGACTTACTTATATGCTCCATTAATGTAATCTCACGTTTTCTTGAATCTTCCTTATCCTTTTTGTTTTCGCTCATTATGTACATTAAAAGCCACACAAATAAGGCGGGTATAATCCCGAATGTTGATATTAATTGTATAACCATTTCTGCTGTCATTCGTTGTCATCTCTTTTCTTATTTTGACATAAAAAAACAGCTTAGAGGGTTAACTCCTTGCTGCTTTTTAGTTCTTATTGTGTTTTACGGTTTGGGATTACTATTAAAAATATCCATGCCTGTAATCCGCAAAGTGACTATTTCCCATATCCATGACCCAATCCATACCGCTATCACAAACGCCCATTTATACTCACTAGTAGGACTAAAGTAAAAATAAATTAATACTGGTATAAATGCTAAAATAGGAAGTTTCAAAAGTACGGGTATTTTGTTCCACATTATCTCAACCCCTTCTGTTTTAAGAAATTATTTTTAACCCATTCTGATGTATCGCTTAGAATATTATACACCGTTTTAACTTTTTGTGCATCAGTATAATTAATATATGATTTTTGATTCATAAAAGTACTGATCCTTTGTTGGGCTAATTCACCCACCGCCTTTTGGTATAACGGTTTTTCTTCCTGCGATAGTGTATATGAATTCGGCTTTCCATTAACAGAATAGCTAATCTTATCGCTTATAACCTTTGGAAACTGTGTTTTATCGCCTGTTGTGTCATAAAGCCTTAATATTTCCTTTTGAATTGGCGTTGGGTTATTCTTTGACACAAAGCCCGGGTTTAAGAATACATTAAAGAAATTATTGCTCCCATTTTGGAAGTTTTCTTTCTGTTTCCCTAAAGTGTCATAATTTGCAGGAAGTTGTCCAGATAACCCCGGTATTTTAACTTTAGCCATATTTAAAGATTCTTTTAGTGGACTTGGATTATAAGTTGACCGTCCTGTATTATCACCAAGTTGCCTAATTTGGTTCAATATTGTTGGCGTAAAGCTAGATGGTATCCCTTTTAAAGTGTTAGTAATATTTTGCCCTAAGTCATACCCTTGGAATAACCTTGTTACACCTTGCAGCACTGGTTGCTCTGTAATGGTTCCCAATGCACCTTCCATTGATGACGCTGCGGTTGCACTAAAGTTATTGAGTACACCTTTGTTGTCTTTGATGTTTTGGTTAATATTAGCACCAAAAGAAACTGCCATTGCTATTGGTTGCGCCCAATCGTAACTGTAAAGCATATCACCATCTTGCAATTTTAAGGTTGATGTATTGAATCCACTCATCGCCCATCTTTTTAATGCACTTAAATTGACTTTGTAACTGCCTGCTCCTGTCTGTGTTTGTAAGTTCCTAACATCTGCATCTTTATTTGTACGACCTGTTATAACTCCATTGTCAGCAAGATAATAGCCCAACCCTGTAAATCCTAGCGTTCCTGTAATTGCTCTAGACAATGCCATTGTAGCTTCTCTGGTGTTAATTTTACCACCTTTTAGTAAAGGCTTTGCTACTTCATAAGCTGATTTCAAAAATCCTGCTGCGGAATAATCCAACCCACGCATAGTTAAAGCTCCAGGTGTACGAGGATACTTGACGACTAATGAGCCAACTCCAAACTCTTTTCCTAAATTTAAACCACGCTTTACCGCTGATAAACCTTTTGACAAAACATTATCATCTTGGAAGGTAACATATTTTCCGTATTGGTCTGCAATATCAAGAATATTTTTATCAGTATTTTTCATAAAGTCCTGTACCACTGTTTTTTTTGCTACACCGCTCAACCCTTGATTCATTGCTTTGAGTTCTGCCATTTCTCCAATAGTTTGTTTTACCGCTCTATTATATGCTGCGTAATCAAAACCTTTCAAAGATGCACCTAAAGCCTTTTCCATGTAAGTAAGTGGATTCCATTTGCCACTAAACGCAGGGGCTGTTAAATCAAATTGAGTTGTAAGCCCTGCTGGGTTCACACCTTTCCATCCTGCTTTTACACCTTTTGTAAGCCCTTCCATATAAGGCGAATATAAAGCACTTTTTAGCCCTTGTTTTGTTCCTCCTTCGGCATACCCTGTAAAATACCTAGACCATGCACTATTATTCGTTTTAAATGTTACCGTCCTATCCGCTCCAGTTAGTGTTGACCTTGCAACATCAATAGGAGTTGCAACATACTTATTGAGCCTTTCAAGTTTATAAAATAACTCATTGCCAACTATATTTCTAATGTTAGTCTTAGGGGTCAACAACTGACCTATCGTTTGTGTTGATTCAAGTTTTCTCAATCCAGTTGATTTTCCCAAAGCCTGTAAAGCCTGTTGCAATTCTTGACTTGCTTCAACCCTTGCATCTCCTGTCAGGTTTTTCATATTTTCAGATAACCCTTTTAATTCTTTGGCAAGGTTGGGGTTTATTTTTTGTTCTTTAGTAAGCCCTTTAAACCATCTTTCATCATTCAACTTATTTACTCTGCGTTGTGCATACATCAAAATTCCTTCGGGGCTTAACCTGTCATATATTGAAGCTGCTTGAATAGCTTGACCGTTTTTAGTAAGTTTACTCGAAATATCACTGGCAATATCAACCGCTCTTTCAAAATTGCCTTCATTCTGAAATTTATTGATTAATTGTAATGCTGTGGCGGTATGCTCTGCGGATGGGGTTGTTGTATCAAGTACAAATCTAACTGCATTTTCTGAATTGTCCGCTATCCTTTTATTGGCTTGCATTAAAGATTGTTCATTTGTTACTTTGTCATAACCTAAATTAAGGTTTTTTAAATCCTTTGATAACTGTGGAACGGTATTTTTAGAATCAGCAATTGTTTGTGCAAACTTGCTTTGCGGTTTTAATATGTTTGTTGTATCTTGCCCTAATGTTTGAAGTTTTACACCATTTTGAGCCTTTAATTCTTGTCCTAATGGTTTTAACGTATCATTTGCCAATATAGGTGTATTCTTGATAGGTATTTGATTACCTATTTCACCAATTGGCTTAGGTAATATAGGCGCACTCTTCCCTATATCCGCAAATGGTCTACTGTTTATAACTGGTTTTGCAGTTGATAAAAGTTGATTAGCCTTTTCAATTTGGACTGCTCTTTCACTTGCAATTATCCCTTGAAGTTCCTTTTCTGTTTTCCCTGTAGCTTGTGCAATATCTTCTATTGTTGCAACACCATTAGTCATTTTTTTAACTAATCCGACTTTGTTTAGAACATTCTTAGCCAATACTCCTGCGCCTAAAGATAATATCATAGTAGGGTCTTGTGACGTTGTTATCATCATGTCTAGCAACATATTTACAGTAGGATTCAAATTTTTATGCACCTTTTCAGCTTGCTTCGGTGTCATAAGTGTTTCAAATACATTAGGTCTTTCTTTACCTGTAATCCCCTTTATTAATGCTTGACCCTCGTCAATACGTTTCGTAAAATCTGGATTAAGTCTATTTTGTGTTTGCGCCCTGAGCACATTTGATAATGCGTTTTGAGGTCTACTTAATAAATCAATCCCTTTACCCAATCCGCTTAGTCCTGCACCTACTATACCCTGTTTGAACTGGTCTATTTTATTGTTTAACTTATTAATTGGAAATCCCGAAATTGGTGGCGTTATAGTTTTAGCTTGTGACATCATTTTATTAAGTGGAGTTATTGGAGCATTAACAAACTTCGGCAATGGTACGCCTAGCCTATTCGGTATAGTATTTGTAATGAATGGGTTTTTAGAAGGAGTAGCCTTTAGGGTTGCCCCTTTTTCAAAGTCAGCTACGGTATATTTACCACTGGGCTTACTGGTAAAGTCAGCGGCTGTATATTTACCTATCTTTTTTTCTTCAAAATCGCTAACAGTATACTTACCCATCTAATACCACCCCCCTTAATATAAACTATTCATCATATCGGTTTTTTGTGTTGCCGTTAAACCTTGTATCCCATTAATATAAGCGTATACCTCTGCTTCTGTTGCCCCCGGTGTTGTGCTAGTATCTGCGCCCATTGTTGCTGCCTTGGAATAAGTTGAGTTATACAATGAATCAGTTGATTTTGCTGATGTCTGATTACTCGGATTATCTGGGCTTTTATCCCATGCTAACTGTGCTGCGTTTGCCGCTGCCGAATCTCCTGCATGATTAATGGATGATTGTGCCTGAGCTCTTGACATTCTGCCATTTGCAAGGTCATTAGCCACTTGCTGAGCTTGCTGTTGAGCCGTAACACTAAGCTGTGAATAGTTAAACTGAGCTGTGTCAAGCCCTAATCTATTCATTTGGTTAGTTACGCTGTTTGGGTCAGTAAGCTCTTTAAGCTGTGCTCTTCCTGTTTCTATATCTATGTCACCCTTTATTATCTGCTGTGTAACCTGTGTTGCTTGGTCTTGTATTTGCTGTGGCAATGCTGCCAAGTTTAAGGTACCTGTATCAATGTTAATTTTAGCAAGCGCATTTTGAAGGTCTGCTGATTGCCCCGCCATTGTTTTTTGACCGCCTAACATTCCAGTTAAGTTAGCAGTATCAATACCCCTTGAATAGTTCGTATTATCCATATTGGTATTGTTGGCTATTAGGTCTTTTAGTTTCTGTGCGCTAAACGTTGCTTCTTGAACGTTACCCTCAAGCAACAAATTAGCTATATCATTTTGCAGAGTAGCCTTTTCGCCGCTTTGTTGTAAATTGATGGTATTAAGCCTATTTTCACCACCTACCATAGCCGCTAAAGAATTCTGTCTGCCTATACCGCCCCTGTCACCTTGATTGGCTGCCTGTTCATTCAGCGAAGCAACTTGACCGTATTTAGCAACTTC